ACTGGTGGGAGAAGTCCTCGGCCGACGCGTCCGATGAAGTCTTCCTCCGCGAGGCCGGGTACTCGCGGTTTCCGGTCGTGGCCCCGCGGTGGAGCCGCAACGGCGACGACGTGTACGGCACCGGGCCGGGCCATGACGCTCTCGGCGACTGCCGCGCACTGCAGCACCTCGAGAAGAGGGCGGACCAGGCGGCCGACAAAATCGTCAGCCCGCCCATGTCGGCGCCGACGGGCGCGAAGAACAGCGCGGTGACGCTGCTGCCCGGCGAGGTGAGCTACGTCGACGGGTTGGGTGCCAACCAGGCGCTCCGCCCCGCGGTGCAAATCGACACGGCGGCCATCACCGTCTTCGAGGCACGCATCGAGCGCATTGAAGAGCGCGTCAAGCGCGCCTTCTTCGCGCACCTGTGGCTCATGCTTCTCGAGCAGTCCGGCACCATGACGGCCACCGAAGTTGACGGGCGGCGCGAGGAGAAGCTGCAGCAGCTCGGCGCAGTACTCGAAGGGCTCAACGACGAGGCGCTCGATCCACTCCTCGACCTCCTCTACGACATCGCGGACGCCCTGGGCATGTTGCCTCCCAACCCGCCGGAGGAGCTCCAGGGGCAGGACCTGAAGCCCGAGTACATCTCCATCATGGCGGCCGCGCAGAAGCTCCTCTCCGTCACTGGACTGGGGCGGCTCGCCGGCTTCGTGCTGCAGCTCGCCGCAAGCAAGGGCGACGTGCTGGACAAGCTCGACTGGGACCAGCTCATCGACGAGTACGCCGACAGCCTCGGCGTGCCTCCCGCTGTCATCAAGACGGACGAGGCGGTGAAGGCCATCCGCGCTGCGCGCGAGAAGCTTCAGGCCCAGGCGCAGGCGATGGCGGCCGCCCAGCAAGGCGCCGAGACGGCGAAGACGCTCGCTGACACCCAGCTCGAATCGCCCTCCGCGCTGAACTCGATGCTGCAGGGCCTGGGGGCTCGGTGAGCCAGGAGCGCGAGGAGTACGACGCGAAACGCCGCGGCGAGCTCGCAGCGCGCAACGACGCCGACCTGCGCCAGGTGCTGTCGACGCTGGAGGGTCGGCGCTTCTTCTGGCGGCTGCTCGAGCAGGCCGGTCTGTACTCGCCGAGCTACGCCGAGAAGGCAGAGGCCACCGCGTTCAACGAAGGCCGCCGCAGCATCGCCATCGCGCTCCTGCAGGAGGCGCAGCGCGTCGCACCGGAGAAGTACCTCGCGGCGCTCAAGGAGCAGCAGGACTCGCTCGAGACCGAGGCCGCGGCCCGCCAGAAGGCCCTCGCCACAGTCCCGTAATCGGAAGGCTCCCGGAGGCGGCCGAGTCTTTTCGGCATGACGACGGGCACCACCACCACGACCTCGAACACTGGCGGAACCGCCGGTGGCACCTCCGGCGACAGCAAGTCGACCGGCACCGAAACCACCAAGGGCGCCGAGACGAAGGGTGCCGACGCGAAGACGACATCGACCGGCGCGAGCAGCTCCGTCATCGACGAAGCGCTCAAGGCTGGAGGTGACGAGGCGGGCAAGGGTGCCGACGGCAAGACGGCTGACGAGAAGAAGGGCGAAGGCGAGAAGGGCGGCGAGAAGAAGCCCATCGAGCTGAAGCTCCCGGACGGCTTCAAGGCCGACGCGAAGGAACTCGACGGCTTCAAGGCGCTCGCCGGCGAGCTCGAGCTCGACAGCACGAAGGCGCAGAAGCTCTTCGACTTCGACGTCGCCCGCGAGCAGGCGCGCAACACCGCGGCCGAGGCGAAGTGGCAGAAGCAGGACAAGGCCTGGCGCGCGGCGGTCGAGTCGGACCCCGAGCTGGGCGGCGCGAAGTTCGCCACCACGCAGCTCGAGGTGCGCGGCGCGCTGAAGTTCCTCGGCAAGGAGTTCGGCAACCTCCTGCAGCGCGCCGGCCTGGGCAACCACCCGGACGCCATTCGCGCGCTCGCGAAGATCGGTCGTGCCAACGCTGACGACTCGATCTCCGGAGCGAGCGGCGGCGCCGCGGGCGCCTCGAAGGCGAAGCCCAAGTCCGACGCCGAGATTTTCTGATCACCACCACGAGCTGTTCCGCACGGAGACTTTGAATGGCAACCCTGAATCAGACCACCGGGACGCTGGCTGACCTGCTCAAGCTGATGCAGGACGGCAGCCCCGTTCGCCGCGTGGCGGAGTTGGCGACGCGCGACTCCGATTTGATCAACCGGCTGCCGTGGGTTGCCGCGAACGGCGACGACGGCCACATGGTGGCCTACCAGTCGGCGCTGCCTCGCCCGACGTGGGTCGCCCACAACCAGGGCGTGAAGCCCGTGAAGGGCACGACCGACACGTACGTCGAGACGTTCGGTCGCGCCGAGCAGCGCTTCGCCATCCCGAAGTCGCTGACGGAGCGCAACGGCGGCGCCTTCCTCAAGTCGCAGCAGGTGCGCATGGCCGTGCTCGGCATGCAGCAGGACATCACCGAGAAGTCGATCTACTCGAGCAGCCTCACCAACCCCGAGCAGTTCCACGGCCTCATCCCGCGGCTGAACTCGCTCTCGGGCCCGTGGCAGAAGCAGATCGTCAACCACAACGCCGCGGCGTCGGGCAACGACCAGGCGAGCATCCTGCTGATCAAGCCGGGTGAAGACGCGGTGCACTTCATCTACCCGCCGAACACGCCCGCCGGCATCAGCTACACGAAGCTGAACGACGACTACGAGGACGACGGCTCGGGCACCGGCGCGAAGGTGCTGTGCGAGCGCGGTCACTTCGTGTGGCGCGTCGGCCTCGCCATCGAAGATGCCCGATGCTTCGTGCGCATCGGCAACATCGATCAGTCGGCCCTCTCGCTCACCTCGACGTCCATCGTCGACGCGATGATCGACGCGCTCGAGAAGTTCCCGGGGAGCCTGCTCCAGGGCTCGTTCTTCCTCATGCCGCGCACCGTGCGCGCGCAGCTCCGGAAGCAGAAGAACTACAAGAACGTCCCCATCACCGTCGACGAGGTCGAGGGGAAGAAGCAGGTCATGTTCGACGAGATTCCCATCCTCGTCGACGACTGCATGCTGCTCACCGAGTCGCCCATCGGCGCGTGAGCTCGTTCACCACCACTCGCACGGAGGACCACACGCCATGATGTACGACCTTCAGAATCTCATCAGCAACCGGCAGGCGCTCACCACCGGCACGCAGCTCGGCACCAACGTCATCGACCTGTGGGCCGGCATCGCGGCCTCGCAGGGCGGCACCGACAACAACGGGAACACGCTGCTGCGCGATCTCGGTCGCGCGCCCGAGGTGGCCATCGACGTTCAGGTGGTCGAGGACTTCACGGGCGGGACGAGCGAGGACTTCCGTCTCGTCACGGGCGCCGACGGCGACGCGGCCCTCGGCTCGCCGACCGTCATCATGAGCACCGGCGCCATCGTCGAGGCCAACCTGAAGGCGGGGAAGGTCATCCCGCTCGCCATCCTGCCCGGAGCGATTCCGGCGACCGCGCGGTACCTCGGCCTGCAGTGCGTCGCCGTCGGCACGCACAGCACCGGGAAGATCACCGCCGGCATCCGCGGCGAGATGGGTCGCCAGTCCTCGCCGAGCTCGATGCTCTGAGCAGCTGCTGCGCGGGTGCTGTGGTGGCGCTCGCGCAGCGCCCGGTGGGCATGGTGCCCGCCGGGAGTTTCTCGTCGCACCCCTCGAGAGTTTGAATGGCTTCCCCGAACAAGAATCAGCCGACGACGGAGATCACCAAGCCGGCGGAGACCGCTCCCGCCGCGAGCTCGGCGCAGGCCGTCGACTCGAAGCTGTTGAGCGAGAACGAGGCGCTCAAGGCCGAGGTGGCGAGGCTGCGTGAGCAGAACGACGCGGTGAAGGCGGATCTCGACATCACCAAGACGGAGCTCAAGGCCGCCAACAACAAGTTCCAGGTGATCCAGGACAAGGTCGAAGAGGCCGCCCTCGCGGCTGCGAAGAAGGAGCTCGGGCCGGAAGGTTCCGCGAAGCCTGCCGTCCCCGAGAAGTGGCGCGGGGTGAAGTACTACCGCATCGGCTCGAGCGGCGGCTTCCACAACAACCAGGTGTACCGCCAGGGAGACGTCATCCGCCTCGAGAACGAGGGGCCGTCGCGCACGTGGACGGAGATCACCGCGGCGCAGTTCGCGGCCGCGCGCGCCAACCCGGGCGAGACCAAGCCGACGGTCGCCGGCCCCGACGCGGCGGAAACGCGCGCTTCCGACGTCGAAATCTGAAGGGGTGACGCATGGCCGCTGTGACGACCGAGGCGCAGGTGGCCAACCTCGCCCTCGGTCTGGTCGGCCAGCGGCAGACCATCGACTCGCTCAACGAGGCGACCACCGAAGCGCAGGTGGCCAAGACGTACTTCGCCTCGACGCGGAACGAGCTGCTCGAGGCGTGGGACTGGCGCTTCTGCAAGCGCAGCGTCGTGCTCGCCCTCACCAGCGAGACGCGCTCGGGCTGGACCTACGTCTACGCGGCGCCGGCCGACATGCTGAAGCCACGCGCCATCTGGAACGGCATCCGCGAGCCTGGTGCTGGTGAGCGCATTCCCTTCGACTGGGAGCTGAACGACGCCGGCGACGGCTTCCTCATCCTCACCGACCAGCCCGAGGCGCAGCTCGTCTACACGGTGGAGCTCAAGAAGGTGGCGCTGTGGCCGGCGCTCTTCGTGAAGGCCGTCGCTGCGCAGCTCGCCGTCTACTTCGCCGGCTCGATCCCCGTGAAGCCGCAGCTGATGCCCGGCCTCGAGGCGGGTGCGCTGCGCGCGCTGCAGAAGGCGGCAGCGAGCGACGCAAACGCAGCGCAACGCGACCCGGAGGCAGACGCCGAGTCGATTCGGGTGAGGTGACTCATGCCGTCGACGCGCCAGACGTCATTCGCGAGCGGCGAGCTGTCGCCCCTCCTTTGGGGGCGCACGGACCTCGAGGTGTACGCCTCTGGCGCGAGAAGCCTCCTCAACTTCGTCGTCAACCGCCAGGGCAACTCCGTCTCACGCCCCGGCACGCAGCTCGCCTGGAACGCGAAGCAGAACGACGTCGTGCTGCTGCCCTTCCTCCACGCGTCGGGCGAGTCGTACGTGCTCGAGCTCGGCCACCTGTACGTGCGCATCTACAACGCACGCACGCTGGCGTTGATCACCGAGCTCGTCACGCCGTTCCAGTCGACCGACCTTCCTGAGCTCCAGTGGGCCCAGCTCGGCAGCACCATGGTGCTGACGCATCGACTCCGCGCCGCGCAGGAGCTCACCATCACCAGCGCGGCCACCATCGTCCCCGTGCGGTACGCGCCGCCGGGAGACACCTCCGGCGCGGCCGCGCTGCAGGCCTTCTTCCCGTCCATCGGTGGCAACCCGCCATCGATGCCTGTGCTGGTGTCCTGGACGTCGACGGGCCTCTTCGTTGTCGACGCAGCGCACCCGCCGCGGCTCTGGAAATACAAGGTGTCGGTGGTGATGAAGAACACCATCACCGGCGAGGTGGCGGAGTCGCTACCGCGCGACATCACCCAATTCGTGCTGGGCAACGTGAAGGACGGCACCGTGCCGACGGCACCCGGAAGCGCCAGTCCGCTCCCGGCCGACGGGCAGCTTGTCCTCTTCGCCGACGCGCCCATCTACATCGAGCCCGGCCTCGGTGATGCAGTGGCGGCGCCGGCGAACTGGGTGGCCGTCGAGAACCTGTACTACCGCGGCCGCGGCCAGCTCTTCGGCCTCGTGGGCCGGTGCGCGCCGAATGAGCGCTTCGCCGATTTCGGTGACGAGCCCGACTACGAGACGCCGCCCCTCCGCGGTGAGTCGCCCTTCAAGACGGGCGAGTACCCCGCGGCGGTGGCGTTCTTTCAGCAGCGTCGGTGCTTCGCGGGGCCGACGCAGCGCTTCTGGATGTCGGCGGTGGACGAGTTCGCCAACCACGACGCGCCCATCATCAGCTGGCGCGGGCAACCCCTGGCGGCGACGCTCATCAACCGCAAGCGCGAGCGCGCCGTCTCGATGGTTGCAGCCGAGCACCTGCTGCTCTTCACCGACACCTCGGTGTGGTGCGTGGGACGCCCCGACGTCCCGCTCGACTTCGACACCTTCGCCGCGGTGACACGCACCATCGACGAGGTTGGCAGCGCGCCGCTGCAGCCGCTCGTCATCGACGAGTCGGTGCTCTACGCCCGCGCGCAGGGGCGCGGTGTCCGCGGGCTGCAGCTCACCCAGGCGGGCTACCAGGGCGGCGATGTGTCGTGGCACGCCGAGCACCTCTTCCGCGGTGGCGTTCAAACGCCGACGGCGACATGGGTGTCCGCTCGCATCGTCTCGTGGTGCTTCCAGCGAGAGCCCTTCGGCACGGTGTGGGCGGTGCGCAGCGACGGGACGCTGCTCACCTGCACGCGCACCGGTGACGGCCGCTTCGCGTGGTCGCGGCACGACACCGGCACCGACAAGGTGCTCTCCGTCTGTGCAGTCCCCCGAAACGAGCTCGCCGGCGGGCTGGGCGGCTGGGATGACGTCTTCGTCGCGGTGGTGCGCGCCGGCGTGACGCGCATCGAGCGGATGACGCCGCCCGACATTCGCGGTCAGCCCAGGTACGCGAGCGACCCGAAGTACATCGGCAACCCCATCGGCAGCCAGCAGCTCAGCTACCCGGTGGACTCGTACGTGCTTGCGACGGTGACGAAGGCGAGCCCCACCGCGGTGCTCGGCCTCAACCACCTCGAGGGGCGCGACGTGTGGCTTTCGTGCCCGGGCGTCGACCCTTTCGGCCCGCTGCGCGTGACGGGCGGGCAGGTGACGACGCCGGCGGGTTGGGGTCCGAAGGACGCTGTCACCTTCACCGCGGCGGTCGGCTTGCCGTACCTGTGCGACCTCGAGCTGCTCGATGCGCCCTTCGAGCGCATGTCGCAGAAGACCGTCGTCTCGGTCGGCTTCGAAGTCGACAACGCCGTCGGTCTCCTGGTCGGCGAGGACTTCGGGAAGCTGGTCGAGTGGCGGCAACGCACGGTGGCTGACTCGTACGAGTACCCGTCGGCGGCCTCTGCCTTCGTGGTGGTGAACGTGCTCGGGAGCTGGCGGCGCACGGGCCGCGCGGCGCTGCGTCAGTCGAAGCCGCTCCCGGTGACTGTGCTGGGCGTGACTCGCGAGCTCGACATGGGTGGACGATGAATCAGAGCATCATCGGCGCGGTACTCGGCGCTCTCTTCGAAGGCGTGCAGCTCGGCGTCGAGCAGGGGCTCGACAACCAGCAGCAGGCGCTCCAGTCGCGGGAGTGGAATCGCGCGATGCGCGCGCAGCAGCTGCAGGAGGTCGACGCGTACTCCCGCGGTGCACGTGAAGTCGGTCAGCTGCGCATGCGTGCTTCTCAGCTCGAGGGCTCGCAGCGCATCGGCTTCGCGATGGGCAACGTCGACGCGACTTCGGGCACCGCCGCCGGCACCATCAGCTCGAGCCGGCTCTTCTCCGAGGTCGACGCCGAGACGGCTCGCAACAACGCACGCCGCGAGGCGCTCGGCCACAAGACGGCGCAGCTGCAGCTCGAGGACTGGGGCCGCGGTCAGTCACAGGCGCGAAAGGCGCGCGACGCCGGTCGTGGCCTTCGCGCGGTTGGCAGCATCCTGCAGATCGCTGGCGCGTCCACCGACAAGTTCGGAGCCAACGGCTTCCAGCTTCCAGAGGAGTGACTCATGCGCGTTGCGATCGTTGATTCACCCAGCGTCGGACAGGCGCGTCTGCCCGGCTACGACATGGCGAACACCAGCGTCGACGGGTCTGTGCTGCGCGGCGTCGAGGCGCTCGGCAACGGCGCTCAGTCACTCGGTGGCGCTGTCGAACACCAGGTGCAGAAGGAAGCGTCGGAAGCCGAGAGGGCGAAGCGCGAGGCGCTCGAGCTGCAGCAGGCCGACAAGCTGCTCGAGTTCAACGAAGGTGCGCAGAAGCAGCTGCTCGGCGACAGCGGGCCGACCGGTCGCATCGACGACGCCTTCAACGGCACCGACACCTCGAAGGGCGGTTTCCTGCGCACCCGCGGGCTCGCTGCGAGCGAGGCGAGCGCCAGCACGCTCGAGGCGATGGCGAAGGACCGGCAGCGTCTCGCCGACACCATCAGCGACCCCGAGGCGAAGAAGCTCTTCCTGCTGCGCAGCCGCGCGGCGCTGCTTGGCTTCCAGAAGCAGGTCGAGACGCACGTCGGTCGGGAGTTCACCGCGGCGCAGGACGCAACCGCGGACGCGCTCGAGGAGCAGGTGGTAGCTGCTGCCGAGTCAGGCGTCGCGGACTTCGACACGTTCCACCAGCAGCTGATGCTGGCCGACTCCACCATCGATGGCGTGTCGCGCTCTCCCGAGGAAGCGAAGGCGCGGAAGGCCCGGCTGCGCGCCAACGCCGGCGCCGCGTTCGCGACGTCGCTGGTCGCCCAGGGGCGGGAAGAGGAGGCGGCAAGCTTCGTGGAGGCCAACCGCGCGGAGCTCGGCGCGAAGTACGCCGAGACGCAGTCGATGGTGAGCCGCGGCGCGCAGAAGAAGGCCGCCACCCGCGACGTCACCGATGTGCTGAGCAAGGCGCGCGGTGACGACGACTTCGTGGACCCCTCGAAGGCCATCGCTGCGTTCCGCGAGCTCGACGACGAGCACCAGGTGCGCGCCGCGCCGCTCTTCAACCGGGAGCTCGCGCAGGAGGCGAAGCGCAAGGCCGCGGCCGTCGACGGCTGGCGGAAGCAGGCTGGTGGACAGTTCAACACCGGCGGCTTCGCCAGCATCGACGTCGACGTGGTGGTGAAGCTCAACAAGTACGACCCCGACTACCTGCGGCGGTTGAAGAAGGAAGACGAGCTTCGCCAGCAGCGCTCCCTGCGCCGGTCGCTCGGCGGTCGCACGAGCAAGGCCGAGCTGCAGAACGACAAGCTGTGGATCACCCGCTTCAAGGCGCTCGGCACGCGCGGCATGTCGGAGTCCGACGTCGACAACTTCGTGATGGGGCACGGCCTCACCGAGCTCGGCGTCGCGGAGATTCAGCGGCTCAAGGCGAACGCCGGCGAGAAGGTGCAGGGCGCCGAGGGGCGCAGTCAGTCGGCGATGCAGGACGAAGCCGAGCGCCAGCTTCGCGCCCTGCCAAAACTGTCGAAGCGCCCCGGCGGCCTGACGGAGGACGATGTCGCCGACTTCCGCGCCAGCGCATTCGACGCATACGACGACTTCGTCGCGGAGAAGAAGCGCCCACCAACGGCAGAAGAGCGCGCCGGCATCGTCGCCGAGCTGCTCCGCAAGCGGCCAGTCGAGGTGCCGCGCACACTCGGTCCATTCACCCTCGGTACGAAGACGGTTGAGAAGCGCGGGTTCCAGATGCCCGATGCGCCGGCGTCGAACGGGAGCGCTGAGGAGAAGACGATCGCCGGCAAGACGTACGTGAAGCGCGACGGGAAGTGGGTTCTCAAGTGAGCGGGCTGAACGACGAGGAGATGGCGCGGTTCGAAGAGCTGTCCAACGCGGCCGAGCTCGACGACGCACAGATGGCCGAGCTCGAGCAGCTCGACGCCCGCACCAAGCCCGACGCCGCTCCGGCTGGTGCTCCGCCGTCGTCGACTTCGGCGGCGCCCGCGCCTGGTCCGCTGGCCCCGTCGGTGAGAGGTTTCAGCGTCGACGACGTGTCCGATGCGGCTGATCCGGTGGCGCGTTTCCGTCAGCAGTCGGGCCTTGCCTGGCCGTACGCGTCGGCGGAGCGCCAGGCCAGCGGCGCCGATGAGCGCGCGCAGCGTAACGGCCGCCTGCGACTGCTGTTCGACCTCACGAAGGACGGCGGCGAGAACGAGGCGGCGCAGGAGCTGAAGGTGGCGAAGGCCCTCGGGGTGCCGACGGGCACCATTCACGGGCAGCTGGCCAACTTCCGAGAGGCCGCGGCTCGAGCCGACTTCGACCCGTCGCGCTTCGTCGACGAGAACCCCATGCTGGCGTCCTTGGTGCTCGAGCGCCCGGACCTCGCGCCCCTGGTGATGCGGAACAAGCAGCTCTCCGTCGTCACGCGCAACTTCATGCGCCTAGTCGACTCGCTCCCGCCGCTGGATGCGCTGAGCCAGGCGGAGAATGCAATCGACGACTTTCGCGGCATGCTCGGAGACGAGTCGAAGGGTATCTTCGCCCGCGCCCGTGAGGCCAATGCGCTGGACGCGAAGCGCGCCGAGGGGAAGGCAGTCCTTGAGCTTGCCGACGCCGAGGCGCTCGACGCTCAGGGCAACCCGCTGAAGGTCGCGCGCATTCGCTTCAACGAGACGCTCGCCGGCATGGAGATCAGCAAGCTCGGCACGCAGCTGGCGATCGCCCGCCGCCTCGGGAAGGACACGACGGAAATCGAGGCGCAGCTCCACGACGCCCGCCTTGCTGCGCGGCCGCGCGCGCTCGGAGAGGGGCCGGCGATGCAGGTGCTCTCCGACGCGGTGAGCGGGCTCACCTCGAGCATGTCGATTCTGGTCAGCAGCGGCGAGGGCGCCGGGAAGGGGGCAGCAGTTGGCGCGGTGGTCGGCGCCGTTGCCACGAAGACGCCCGCGGGGGCTGCTCGAGGCGCGCAGATCGGCGCTGGCGCTGGTGCGCGAATTCAGGCGGCCATCGACACGATGAACCTCGAGTTCGGTTCCTCGTACCTGGAGATCTCCGAGACACGGACCGAGAACGACAAGCAGATCTCCGACGACGTCGCCTTCGGAACGGCACTCTTCGCCGGCGTACTCAAGACAGGCATCGAGCTCGCCGAGCTTGAGCTGCAGATGAAGAGCGCTGGGCCACTCCTCGACGCGCTGAAGAAGGGCAACCTCGAGCCGCTCAAGGCGCTCCTGCGTCGTGACACGGGCTTCCGCGGCCGCATGTCGCAGCTCGCGAAGACCTGGGGCCCTGGCCTGAAGGCCGGGCTCGGCGAAGGCCTCGAGGAAGGTGCTCAGACCGCCGTCGAGCAGGCGGCCGACTACGCCGCGCGTGCCATCACTGACGGCGCGCTTCCGTCCAAGCCGGTGTTCGACAAGGAAGCGATCAAGGAGTCGGTCGGCGTCGCGCTCCCCGCGGGCTTCGTCTTTGCCGGCGCTGGCCCTTCGATTTCGCTCCTCGCCGCGCAGGTGACGAAGTCGCAGTCGGAACGCGCGGCCGCGCAGGTGCCCGCGCTCCTCGAGCTCGCGGGCGACGAGACGGCACAAGCCGCTGCAGAGCCGCTCGCGCAGATGATCACCGACGCCACCGAGAAGAGCGGCGATCCGGTCTCCGCGCTCTACGTCGATGCGCACGCGATCGTGCGCTACTTCCAGGAGAAGGGCGACTCGGCGGAGGAAGCCAACGCGCAGGTGAGCGAGCTGCTCGGCCCACAGGCGCCCGGGCAACTCCTCGAGGCGGCGGCGAGCGGCGGCAAGCTCGAGGTGCCACTCGATCGCGCACTCTCCGCGTGGGGAACGTCCGAGCTCGCCAAGGCGCTGATCGACGACACGACGACGTCGCCGGCGCTGCTGACGAAGCGCGAGCTCAAGACCCGCGGCGAGGAGGTCGAACAGCAGGCGCTCGCCATCGCCCAACAAGAGGCGGCGCGGCAGAGCGAAGAGCAGCTGCTGCAGCAACGGACCGCTGCGTTGACGCAGCAGCTCGAGGACTCCGGCCTCGGGAAGGGCGAGGCACGGGCCGTCGCCGGCGTGGTGCGAGCGCTGCAGAGGACGCAGGCGATCGATTTCGGAAAGGCCGTGTCGGAGGTGTTCCCCGAGACGCCGATCTCCGTCGCGAAGGGCGACGAGACGGCGGCCGGTGAGCAGCGACTCAACCAGCCGCAGAACGAGGCCGACGCCTCGCTTGAGCGGATTCTCCAGAGCGCGCGAGAGGTCGAGGCGAAGCACGAGGGGCGCGTGCGCGCCGCCTTCGCAGACACGCTCACGGGACTGCTCAATCGCAGGGGCTTCGACCTGGTGCAGAAGCCGGACGCGAAGGGCGTAGTGGTCGCGCTCACTTCGACCGACGTGAAGCCCATCAACGACAAGGTCAGCCACGTCCAGACGGACCGGTTCTTCAAGGCGTTGGGCCGGCTGATCCACGGGACCGATCCACAGGCTGCGCGCGCCGGCACGAACTTCCTGTTCCGCGCGAACTCGCTCGAGGAGGCGCAGCAGCTCGTCGAGCAGTGGAAGACGCAATTCCCCGCGGGGTTGCGCATGACGGTCGGCGCGGGCACGAACTCGACGACCGCCCTGGCCGACCTCGAGGACAGGGTCGACGCAGGTCGCGCGAAGGGGCGGGTGACGGCCGGCGAGCAGCCCGACTTCTTCGACCCCGAACTCTTGAAGGAGTTTGCCAGCGAGGCCGAGCTCCCGGCCTCGCGGCTGGGTACGAATCTCGATCTGAAGGCGCTGCAGGGCAACGAGTCCGCCTTCGGCGCGGAGTTCGCGCCCGTGGAGCAACCGCTGCCCGCGGAGGTCAGCGCGGCCGCAGCAGACCAGTTCAAGTCGACCGAGGACTTCGCGCGCCAGCAGTACTTCGACGAACTCTCCGGGGGCCTCGTGCTGAACGGCCGCGGTTTCAAGGCCGCCGGCGAGAAGGCGTGGGTGATGTCGCTCGACGGCATCGGTCTCAAGTCGCTGAACGAGAAGTACTCGCGGCTCGCACGCGAGAAGTTCGGGCTGTCGCGCCACGAGGCGAAGGCCTTCGGCAAGGCGATGGGCGATCAGATGCTGAGACTGATCAGCGAAGTCGCGCACCGAATGGGCGGCATGGGAGTGGCGTTTGCTCGGCTCTCCGGCGACGAGTACGCGGCGAAGCACGACGACAGGGCGGTGCTCGAGCAGTTCGCAGCCGACCTGTTCGCCGAGCTCGAGGAGGCGGCCATTGACGTCGACCTCCCCGACGGGAGTACCGTAGAGGTGAAGGCCGGGCTTCGGTTTGGTATCGGGGAGCGGACGTATGAGCGAGCAGACGAAGACCTCACGGTACGAAAAGGCGACGGACGTGCCGGTGCGGCTGCGCTACCGGGGCCGGGTGTACAAGCTGAACGGACCAGGCGCGCTGTCGACCGAGGAGTTCGGGAAGCAGCTGCACTCGGATCTCGAAGCGGACCAGAAGAAGGACCTGGCGGAGCTCGAGGCCAAGAAGGTGAAGTAACCCGCCTCAAGCAAGGCGAAGGCGTCCCCAAGGGCTACACCTCACTTCCTGCGGGCCGCGCGCTGCAGCAGACCATCAAGGTCTTCCTCAACAAGTCGGCCGACGTCAGCACCGCGCTCCACGAGTCGGCACACGCGTTCCTCGAGCACCTCGGTGACCTCGTCGAGCGCCCGGACGCACCGCAGCGCACGAAGGACACGTACGCGGCCGCGCTGAAGGCGTTGGGCGTCGAGAAGCGCAGCGAGCTCAAAACAGAGCACCACGAGAAGTTCGCCCGCGCGTTCGAGGCCTACGCGCTCGAGGGCAAGGCTCCGAGCTCGGCGCTGAGGAAGGCTTTCAACCTCTTCCAGCGCTGGCTGATGCAGATCTACCGCGCGGTGACAGGGGTGCCAGGTGCCGAGTTCTCGGCCGAGCTCAAGCCCGTGTTCGACGCGATGTTGGCCACCGAGCAGCAGCTCGAGGCGCTGCGCAAGGCAGAGGGCCCGCAGCTGACGGCCGAGCAGCTCGCGATCACCAAGGCCGAGCGCCAGGCACAGCTCGCTGAGGAACTCGACTGGTACACGGAGGGCAGCCACGCCGCGCAGCTTGCCGCGGTGAAGGACGCTCTTCGTGCACGCGAGGGCTGGTGGAAGAAGGGGCTCAATCAGCTCGAGGCAACCTTCGCCGAGGAGTACGAGCAGCTGCCGGCGAGGCGCGCCCAGCGGCTGTTGACGGGCGAGGACGATGGCGAGGGCTTCGTCCTGAACCGCGCAGCGGTGCAGGAGGTGATCGGCGACCTG